TACTAAAAAAGAAAAAGATGTTTATGGAAATTATAATATAATCACATATTACATTATGGTTATTGGGTTTGAAGATTATGATAAAGATTATTTTTCCTTATTAATTAGTAGTGCTAACTTTATATGGAATACAGATATAAAAACTCTCACGTTACGTATAGACAAGGAACGCGAGGAACAGACAGCACGGACGCTTAGGGCGCGCGGGGAACGGGCGGCGCCGGCGCCGACGCTTAATATAGAGGAGAAGGAGCTGTCGGATTATGAATTGGATAGCGATCATACACAATCTGGAGGAAGTCGAAAAAGACGCAAATCCAAAAAACATCCATCACGATATAATTACAGAAAACGTAAATCATTCACCAAAAAGAAGACGAGTAAACCGATGATGGGTTACCGATGATGGGTTACCGATGATGGGTTACCGATGATGGGTTACCGATGATGGGTTACCTACGACGACTACGTCTTCGTTTTGTTTTTCTGGATCGTCTTGATTTCCGCGATTTTCGACCACCTCTTCCTGGAGCCTTTATAAAATCGTTCAACCTAGGATACGCCATGGTTTTTCGAACTTCGCACGATCATCCGGAGATAAATTATACACAAATTTTTCTTCATCAGGTAAAGAATTGTACCGTGCTTTTCGTGCCGCTTCGCTCCCAATTAAAGCAGCAACCGTTTGTTTTTGAGATTCTGAGGTGGAAAAGTTGTATGCGGGCATTATACAATACATCTACAAAATATTTATTTGGGTCCATGATTCGGGAAATAAATCACGTGTATTATAATGTTGCAGTTTCGGCCCAAACCATTGATCTGGATAACATATAATTTTACTAGATGTATCTTTATCTTTATCTTTATAATTAGATAAATATGCACCCCACCAACTAAATGAACTATTTGCAATGATATGGTGATCACATAAACTCATCAATAATAATTGCCGCCAATCTTCTAAAACATATTCCGAGGCATTAACAAATCGACATTCCGGGAATTCGAGTTGTAACGGTATTATCCGCGTTTCCATAATTTCCGGCATATCATCAACTTCACAAAAATATAATACAGTTATTTCCGTATTTATCGATGAAACTATATGACGAATACTATTTTTATAATATTCTACCGGCAATACAGGGTGATACTCGGACAATTGTTTATAATCACCTAACCTGAAATGCATACTTATGGACGTATCTCGACAAATCAATGTAAAAGTTTCGACCAAAAGTTTTTGTTGTTGTTTTTCTAATCGAATCATTCTACATATTTGCGGGAAATAAGTGTCGAAATATTTATAGCTTTGAAAATATCCACACAATTCAATATTTTCATTATCGTGCAGCGGCATATGTAATGCATGATATTCGAATCCTTTTTCTTTAATCGCCGTCATTTTGGGAAGTTGAATCACCGTGAAATATTTTAGCGGTAATAAAAATGTTTCCCAATACGTTGATCGATTTCCCAGCATACATTTATACAAAAATTTAAATTGTTTATCATGTCGAAGGGCATATGCAATTGTCGCGAATATTTGGAACAATTGATTTCCTAACCCTCCTTGCAAACGACACGTAATCATTGATACCATATCATACCAAAATATATTTACACCTTTGGACATTTAAAATGGGACAACTTTAAGTGGTTTCAATGTGAATAAATTACAATAAATATACATAAAATTATTTAAAAATTATATGTATATATTTAGTAAAATGGATAATAATATTGGTGAAATTATAAATGAGAATGAAACGTTAAAACAACGTGTAAATGAACTTGAAGAACGATTAAAAAAATATACAAGTGGTAAAAATCACAAGAAATATTATGAAAAAAATAAAGAAAAAGTTATGAAAAATGGAGCCAATTATTTACATAAATTAAAAGAAGAAAATCCTGATAAATTAAAGGAATATAGAAGGCGAGCATATTTGAAAAGAAAAGAAAAATTAGAAAAGGAGAAAAATGAAAATATTTAGGAATAAATAAATGTGCGGAAAACTATTTAAAATAAAAATGTTTAGTAAGTATATAGGATGGAAAATCCAAAAGAGAAACCGCCTGAGTTTTACAAATCAACCAAGACCTCGCTGAAAAGCATACTGAAACACCCTGAAATAAACACACAGAAAATTAACGATGTAGTCATCAAGGCACACAAAATCGTTATTCATACCTTACAATTTCTAAAAATGTATATTCTTCATCATTACCAAACATACTCTCATACCATACCTATTATTGATAAAGTTTTGATTTTGAATGTTATGAAGGTTGTTTGTGGCGAAAAACATACTAATCAAGGAAGATTACCCAAAAAAGAAACATTAGAACTCATAGAGAACCTTACCTCATTCTATACAGAGCACTACAACCCATATACGCAACCAGAGCAATTAGATTATGAATATATGAGTAATGTGCTTTCTTACTTATGTGAAGACATTATAACGATGTATGAAAATAACATACAATTGCATTATGTGGATTATGTGGAACGATTTGTAAATGTTGTTTGGAAAAAGAAGATGCTGGTTGATAAGATACGAAAAATATTTCCTACCAAAAAAGAGCGAGAAGCACGAATTAGACATTTGGAAAAGGAACTGCGAAAAATAAAGAATGATTTGTTGAATGTAGATAGTAATATTGACTACATATCACATCCGCATTATCATCAATGGATTACTCAACAAAAGAAACATATTCTACCTGATAAAGAGAAGTTCCAAAAGCAAAGCATCTATTATGATTTGAAATGTAAACCGATGGATTATTTACCCTGTATGATTGCAATGATGAAACAAGTTGAAAATGACGAGGAAACAATTAGTAATGTTTTTCCATTACGAAGTAGTATATCACCTGGTTATATTCGGTTGGATACAATTACATTAGTATATTTGCTTTTACGAAAAGAGCAAGGAAAGAAAGGTGATTACAACAATCAAGGCAATACAAAGAAACACGAAGATAAAATATGGAAGTTCTTTTTTCGCACAGAAAAGAAGGTATTTCGTAAGAATGATTTTTCTTTCCATCATATGATTTCTACGGATGGAGTAGGAGTTTCTGTATTATTTATTCGTGATGATTTGGTTGGAAAGCGATTACCAAATGCGAAGAAAGGTGTATCAAAAGAATTGTATATTGATGAATTGAATGATTATTCTGGTTTACAAGACAAGAAGATTGTGGGCGTCGACCCGGGTAAAGAAGATTTGATTTATTGTGTTGATGGTGCTTCCAAAGATGCAAATGTATTTCGGTATTCACAAAACCAGCGAAGAAAGGAAACCAAGATGAAAAAATACAATAATATCATATTGGGAATGAAAACCAATAAAATACAAGGAAAAAGTGTCATTGAATATGAAACCGAGTTATCTAATTACAACCGCAAGACACTTCAAATAGACAAATTCAAGACATACATAAATGAGAAGAACCGAATAAATAATATATTATTTGGATTTTATGCGAAGCATTTGTTTCGTAAATTAAAATTTGGTAAGCATATCAATATCAAACGCAACGAACAACAAATGATTAGTAATTTTAGGAAGATATATGGTAATCCAGATGAGGTTGTTATTTGTATAGGTGATTGGGAACAACGCCAACAAATGAAATACAAAGAACCAACATTAGGCGTAGGAATGAGAAGTTTGCTTCGTAAGAATAAATATAAAGTTTATTTGGTTGACGAGTTTAGGACGTCTTGTAAATGTTCTAATTGTGATGGAGGAGTATGCGAGAAGTTTATGGTAAGAAAAAATCCAAGACCAAAACCAAAGAAAAATAAGGAAAATCCAAAGAAACAAAGAAAATATGATGAAATGCGGTTGGTTCACGGGCTACTACGCTGTAAGAGCGGTTGTGGTGAGTGGAATAGAGACCGCAATGGTTCATCAAACATCTACAAGATAGCATATCAAGCAATACATAATTTAGAAAGACCAAGTTATCTATGTAGAGAAATCAAAAGTAATCAAGCAGTTTTACCGAATTGCTATAAACAAAATATACTACAAGTCAGTAAAGACTAAACTTTGAACCTCTTTATTATGGGATTTTGTCCCATTTTAAATGTCCAAAGGTGTATACGATAATTCAACCAATAAATATATTTGATAACAACCAACAACTAGTCGGAATCGACGCAATATATCTTAAAAGGAGCCAACAACGCCATGAAGGTTTTTCTTTTTTCCCAAGACTATTCTAGGATTTCATAATTTGGACATTTATAAATGTCCATTTTTCATTTTCCAAAATACTTTCAGCTTTTTTTAATTTTTCATTTTTTTCTCTTTTTTCTGAAAAATAAAAATAAGGGAGAGCATATTTTATTTGTTGTTTTTGCAAATGTGAGCATAAGCTTTTTTTCGAAATTTCCAGGATTCCCTCAAATCTCGCTTTTTTTTTCGTGTCAACGATTTACCAAAAAATGTCAACGATTTACCAAAAAATGTCAACGATTTACCAAAACATGTCAACGATTTACCAAAAAATGCCAATGCCTACCATTCATGGGAATCCCCTTTTTCGGCCTTTTTTCTCTTTTTTCTCTTTTTTTGGGGGTTTTGGACTTTTTTGGAGTTTTGGGTCCAATTTTTTTCTTTTTTTCTTTTCTTTTCTTTTATTCTCTTTTTTTGGTTGAGCTTTTGGAAATTGGAAAATTGGAAATTGGAATTTGTAAACAAAAACAAAGACAAAAACAAAGACAAAAACAAAAACAAAAATAACCAAAATAATATAAAAATATATTATATATCTATCTATCTATCCAATCTAATAAATGACCGATGACGTAAAACAAGAGCCTATGTCGTTAGCAGATCGAGATAAATATTTAGTTCAAATTGAAGAGCAAATACAGGCTAAACGTAATTTATTATTGGGAAAACGGAAATTTCTCGAGAGTACGTTAAAACAAAATACATTTTTAGATGGCGTTAAAAATGATTATGATAAATATTATGGATATATTGCAAAAAAACGGGAAGAAGAATTAAGAGCAATGGGAATTTTAAAACAATATACTGAAGAGTTAATGGTAAGTACTAAAATGACCGAATCAGATATTAAACGGACAAAAGAAGATCAACGACTTATTTTAGACGAAATGACAAAAATCAAATCTGAATTGGATAAAATAATAGCGAATTAATTTCTATGGGTAATATAGTAATGGCACAATCTACTAGAGTTCGACCTCCTATACCTAAATTAACAACTGGTAGAGGTCGCCAGGCAGGAGTCCTTGAATCTAACAATTTGATGGATGCGGTTGACTCATTAGGTCAAAGTTTTACTAAAAATAGACAGGAGATAACCAACTATACACGAGCTGTGGACAAAGGGTTAGCCAATATAGACAAGTTAGTTAATGAAATCGCCGGGTTAATTGACGCGTTAACTGCATATATTGAACAATTACGGGACCAACAAACAACGGCCGTAAATAATGCAGAATTGAAAGATATTATAACCGAGTTAGAGGCCCAAAAACAAGAATTAATTGCGGTGATTAATTATACTGGCCAAACTATACAACAAAATAACTTGAATGAGGATAATGCGTCATTGACTACATCGAGTAATGCTGCAGGTGCTCTTATGACGCAAATAATAAATACGTTGCGTACGGCGATTGAGAAAGCGAATACAATATTTGGGGCGTCAGTACGTGCATCGGCAGAACCACCCTCTAATGGCACTAACCCGGTATATTCTACGTCTCAGGCAAATAGTATCCAATTCGCTAGTCCCAAATTAACAGCCTACGTCAAAAAGGTTATTGGAGATCTTGTGAAAATTCAAAATCCGGATGATCGCTACGATTATTTTAATGAGGCTCTAAAAAACATTGATGATGCGACTAGTATATCGCCAACTGACAAGGACCGTGCGTCGCAAATAATCACCGACAAATATCGGAACCAGAAAGGAGGCAAACGCCCCCATCGTCGCACCCGCACAAAAAAATCCAGAACTCATAAAAAATCAAAGAAATCTAGAAAAATTAATTATAAAGGAGGGTATCTAGCACGCAGTAGAAGTAGAAGTAATGGTAGAGGAAGAAGATCACTTAGTAACAAGCATACCCAGCACCGTTAATATTGACCCCGTTGATTTATGTAGACGAAATATTCGTTTCCAAGTCCGTTGAATAATCCGGATCCAAAATGTTTTTAGAATAGCACAACATTCGTTACCGGATAAATATATTTTCTGGAAAATTTCGGGTTTAATATAGTTATCAATATTGCAGACTATATTATAATAATTTCGAATAAGATCATGTTCGAATCCATGTATTTGCACCGTCACGCAATTATTATTAATTTGACATTGATATTGATATTGTGGATCCAAAATTAATTCTTTATATTTACGACGATGAAGTTCGACAAGTTCATTATCATTTTCAGTATAAATAACTAGATAATGTCCGTTAATATGTGGATCACTTTCGCCGGGAATATAGCCGTGCAGTTTGTTATTATATAATTCACACAACCCAAAACTAAATTTACTTTCTTCCACTGGCACTACTACTTCTACTTCCATCGGTACTACTACTACTACGTCTACAGGCACTACTACTACTGGTGCTACTATTTGTTGTGTCATTGTTTTGTATAATAATTATAATACCAATAATAAAATACAAAAATTTCAATTTTTTTTACAATGATAATATAATATATACATATCATAAATGAAAATCCCGAAATCCGTTGCAAAATTATTGGAAAATAAATACGTTTTATACATTATTTTATTTTTAGCAGTAACTAATCTTTTAGGGTATATGGTAATGGGAAGTATTGCTCCGGTAATATTTTTCATAATTGTTGGATATTTAGTATCAATCTTTAGCAAAAATATGATTATTGTATTACTTGTTCCGTTATTATTGACAAGTATTTTAATGGCGGGATCAAAAGCAATTGAAGGATTTGATAACCCAATTGCACTGGATGAGACTGTACCTGCAACAACGCAGCCATCGACTATACCGTCATCGACTACCCCGACTACCCCGTCATCGACTACCCCGTCATCGACAACAACTATAGCAACAAAAAAGCAAGGAACGGTGTCGACGGTATCAAGTACTCCATTGAGTCAAGGATCGAATAATGTCGTGACCCCGCCACTGCAAACAACAGATAATACGGATGCAATTGGAGATCCAGTGGGACAACAACAACAGGGAATGACAACAATGTATCATAAAAAGAATAATCGAATTGATTATGCGGCTACTGTTGAAGATGCCTATGAAGATTTGAATAAGATTTTAGGAGGAGACGGGATTAAACGATTGACGGATGATACACAACGTCTTATGGGTCAACAAATCCAGTTGGCTGATGCAATGAAAAGTATGACACCGTTATTAGAACAGGCAAAAGGGATGTTGCAAGGATTTGATCTTAAAAATTTAGACGGATTGGCATCTATGGCAAAACAGTTTGCCAACACGAAATAATTGTATAATGTTACAAAACCCAAAAAATATATATTATGTCGTCATAATATATAATATAATATAAATGGGCTATAAAAAATGTCCTCCTGGTGTCATTTGCGTTGAAAATATTACAATGGTATTTATCGTTATATTTGTATTTATTGTAGGATATTTTATTTATACGAATACTGCTCATGTACCCACAATAATAAATCAAAATATTAATAAAACATCATCGGCAAATGCGACACCTAATTATGGTTTTGACCACAGAGGTGGCAATGGTTTTGACTACATAGGAGGCTATGGTTACGACGTATTATTGAATCCATACGTCCCGCCATTCCGCGACGAAAGAGCGGGATATGTTATGCCCGTCAATATTTCCACGAATATTGGTGCAGTCCCAGCAAATACAAATTATCGACAAGTTGGGATATTGACACCATTATCTAATCACGGAAAAAAAGATAAATTATTGCCGCTTATGGGTCGACCTGTAAATACGTCTCGTGATTATTGGCAATATTATACCATGTCCGATCAAAATAATAGTATTAAATTACCCATCTTAAAAAATGGAAAAAGTTGTACCAATGAATATGGATGTCCGAAAATATATGATGGAGATAATGTGGTTGTTGAAGGATATAACGCAATGTTCCGAACAACGTTATACGATACGGACACAATCAAATATATTTCGTATTTATAAATCAGGGGTTTTGTCGTCACCATTTTCTTGGTATGGCGGTGCAGATGGAGTAGCCATTGGCACGGCTGATGCCATTGGCACGACTGATGCCGATGCTTCTACTGGTTCTTTTTTAGGATTTGCCAATTCTTTTCCAACCGCTTCAGACTCAACGCGCACTATATTATTTGCAGGAAGTATATTTTGAGATCCTCCCGCGCCTCCACCTAGATATTGTATTGCTATTTGTTTCATTGTTTCATTTATTCCAGTTAACGCGGCTCCCATATCATTCATTTTTTCAACTACTTTATTCATTGATTCGGTTGCATTGGTACTTGCATTGGTACTGGCATTGGTACTGGCATTGGTACTGGCATTGGTACTGTTGTTAGTACTGTTGTTAGTACTGTTGTTAGTACTGTTGTTAGTACTAGTGTCAGCGCCAGTACGCACATTCGACTTATTTCTTACATCTTCACTTCCTCCCGCCCCTCCTCCCGCCCCGAATCCTCCGCCTCCCGCCCCGAATCCTCCCTCCCCGAATCCTCCGCTACTGTTACGCACCACATCACTTAAGGCGGATACTTTGTCTATATTGTGTTGTTCGGTTTCTACATTTATTGGCGAAACATGATTGGTGGCAGTAGCATTATGAGCACCAACCGGTTCGTCGGTAGCAGCAACACGGTTACCCCCCTCACCCTCTTTATGTTTGCCCTTATCGCCGTCTTCTTTTGTAGCATCGCCATCTTTATGTTCTTCGGTGACACCAGGAGGTTTGCCCTCATCGCCGTCTTCTTTTGTAGCATCGCCATCTTTATGTTCTTCGGTGACACCAGGAGGTTTGCCCTCATCGCCGTCTTCTTTTGTAGCATCGCCATCTTT